ACCACATCAAGGCAAGCAATTCAGTAGCACCATCCATCAAACCAGCAACAGAAGGAGTGACCAACTAATGGCACGCATCGTTCTTACAAACGCCTTCATCTCTGTTGGTGGAGTAGATTTGAGCGATTTAGTCAGCTCAGTCTCGCTCTCATCAACATTTGATGTCGTAGAAACAACAGCATTTTCATCATCATCAACAAAAACCCGGGTGGCTGGCTTGACAGACAATTCAATCAGCCTTGAATTCCATCAGGATTACGCAACAAACGAAGTTGAGCAAACAATTTATCCATTGCTTGGAACAGTTGCAACAGTAATTGTGAAGCCAAATGGATCAACAACAAGCGCATTTAATCCTTCATATACCTGCAGCGCGGTAATTTCAGAATGGACTCCACTCAACGGAGCCGTTGGCGAACTTGCAACTGCAAGCGTGTCTTGGCCTGTAACTGGCGCGATCACTAAGGCGGTTGCATAATGGCTAGAATCGTTCTCACAAATTGCTATGTTCTTTTCGGATCAACCGATTTGAGCGATCATATTTCTTCAGTCTCATTGAGTTCAACTTATGACATCGTTGAGACCACAGCTTTCGGAAGCACCGCAAAAACCCGGGTGGCTGGATTGACAGACAATTCCGTAAGTCTTGAATTCCACCAGGACTATGCAACTTCAAGCGTGGAGCAGACAATCTATCCAACACTTGGAACAGCAGTAACAATTGCAGTCAAGCCTGCTAGTGGAACAACAACAACAGTCAATCCTCAATACAGTTTTTCTGCGGTTGTGTCAGAATGGACTCCGTTGAACGGTGCTGTGGGCGAACTAGCAACTGCAAGTGTGTCTTGGCCGATCTCCGGTGCAATTACAAAAACAACAACATAAATAACATAACTAAGGGGGAAACAAAATGGATGGATTATTCATAAAGGTAAAAACAACCGATGGAACAGATGCAACATATTCATTGCGTCCACGAATCATCGTTGATTTTGAGCAAAAGTATGGCAAAGGACTCGCTAAACTTATCGGCGAGGAACAAAAGCTAGAGCATATCTATTATTTGGGTTGGCTTGCACTTAGAGCAAACGGCAAGGTTGTAAAACCTTTCGGCCCTGACTTCTTGGATACACTTGAAGCAGTTTCGTTGGACACAGACCCAAATTCCGAATCCACAGAGACAGCCTGACTTATTCAATAGCAGCGGTTTCTGTGGAGACAGGCTTATCTCCAACTGATTTGCTTGATGCTCCCGATGGCATACTTGAAGCAATAGTCATATACATGAAAGAACGAGCAAAGGCGCGAAGCAAGTAATGGCGGAAATCAATTACAGAATTGAGATGCAAGGTCTAACCGAAAACATCATCGCTCTTGAACGCTTCGCGCCTGACCTCAAAAGACAACTAAATAAAGAAATTCGTGGCATTCTCGCACCTATTGTGCTTGAGGCAAAAAGTTATCTTCCAAGCAATGGTGAAATTCACCCTTCAGGATGGCAAAAGGGTGGATTCAAAAGATTCAATGGAATCGGCCCATTGTCTCAAGATCAAACTCGCGGATTTATTGCCTACGATGCTGAACGAGCTAAATCAGGAATCAAGCAAACAGCCGCAACCACTAAGAAGGACGGCACAGGATTTCGCAATACTTATGGAGTCATTCAACGCGACCCAGGTGGAGCAATCTTTGAGACGGCAGGTCGTGGAAGTTCGGCATCTCGATCACGAAGCAAAACAAGTCGCTCACGCAATCCACAGGCTTCTCAGCACTTTATCGGTGTGATTCAAAGAGAACATGGCGTTTTGCCGACTGCTCGTGGCGAAGGTAAAGATAAAGGTCGCGCACTTATTCGCGCAGTTGATAGAAATAGATTTAAGGCATTGAATGCAATTCGTGAAGCAGTTGATAAAGCATCTGCAAAAGCACAAGCACGAGTTGATTCCGTTATCAGTCAAAGAGAGGTGTAAATCGTGGCAATTGTCGAGCGCATAATCACCGTCTACAATGACAAAGGTTCAAAGAAAGCAGTCAAAGACCTTGCAGGTCTTGAGAAAAAATTTGCAAATGCAGGAAAAAAGATTGCAAAAGCAATGGGGGCTGCAGCAGTCGCAACCGCTGCTTTAGCGGTTAAACTCGGAGTTGATTCAGTCAAGGCAGCAATTGCAGACGAAAAATCACAAGCACTTCTTGCCAACTCTTTGCGCAACACCACAGGTGCAACAGATGCAGCCATTGCAGCAACGGAAGCCTGGATAGATCAGACTCAGAGAGCCTACGGAGTCGTTGATGACGAACTTCGTCCGGCTCTAGCGAAACTCGCCTCAATGACCGGCTCAGTTACAAATGCGCAAAAACTTCTAGGTTTAGCCATTGATGTTTCAGCCGGTGGCGGTGTTGATTTAAGTGCGGCGACAAATGCCGTCACAAAGGCCCTACAAGGAAATTACAAAGCCCTCAAAAATCTAGGCGTTCCAATTACGGATGCGATGGTCAAATCAAAAGACCTCAATGCCGTGTTGCAACTGACCGCAAAGACATTCGCAGGAGCAGCATCAGCCAGGGCAAACACCTTTGAATTTAGAATGAAACGCTTGGGCATTGCATTTGATGAAGCCAAAGAATCACTTGGCGCAGCATTGATGCCTGCACTTGAACAACTATTTGCGATTTTAGTAACAAAAGTCATTCCTGCGGTGCAGACATTCCTTGCAGAAAATGGCGACAAACTTGTTGGTGTTATGACAGGCGCACTCAAAGCTGTTGTTGGTTTTGGATATGCAGTATTCAAAGTCTTCCAATTTGTGGCAAAGCATAAAACAGTATTCACAACACTTGGCGCAATCTTGGCAGCGACATTCGTTGCAGCAAAAGTGATCGCATTCGTGACAGCGCTGCAAGCACTAGTTCAGGCATACCGAACAATTAGAACAGCAGCACTTGGAGCAGCAACAGCACAGGCAGCAGCCACAGGCGGAGTTTCAGTAGCAGCAGCCGTTGCAGGCGTTGCCGCATTTGCAGCCACACTTGGCGGTCTTTACCTTGTCGTGAATCAAGCAAACAATGCAATGGACGCGATGGAAGGAACAGGCGAAGAGGTTGAATTCACATTTGATGGATTGACCGGAACGACTGACGATTTCCTTGCAAGTCTCAAAGGTCTCAATGTTGATCTTGGAAAAACAACAAGCAAGACAAAAGAACAAGTCGCAGCAGATTTGAAACTTATTGCAACAAAGAAACTGCTTCTTGCGTTGGCAAAATTTGGGGTCAAACCAATCTCAGAGACAGACCCAACCCAACTTGAAGCAGCACGCTTGAATCTCATCAAACAAGCAAACCTTGCAGAAGCAGCACGCATTCAAGCAATTATTGAAAACATTGCTCAACAGGTCAAGCTGAATGAAGCCGTTTCAAGATATAACGACTTGCTTGGCGTTGTTGCCGATCAAGTAATCTCGGCAGAAGAAGTTGCAATTTTATCTGCAAAGTGGGGAATTACAAAAGAAGCCGTTGTTGCTTACACCACCGCCATCTTTGCTACAAATGACGCTAAACTTTCCACCGCTGAAATTGACCTGCTTGCAAAGCAATGGGGAATCACAAAGCAACAAGCAGAGATGTACCTTGACTTTTTCAAAGCAATCAATGATGGCAAACTAGACACAGAAGAAGTCAACACTTTGATGACAAAGTGGGGATTTACCAATGCTCAAGTAATAGAGTACGCAAAGAAAATTTCAGAAGGCGTGGCTCCATCTGCTCTATGGCCTGCGCCAGGAGATGCAGCAGCAAAATCTTGGAAAGATGCACTTGATGCTTTGAATGCCTATATTGCGGCAACCAAAGCAACAATCACCACAACTTTGCCATCAACACTTGTTGTGCCAAGAGATATAACCGCAAAGACGCAAGCAGAAATAGACGCTTTGAAAGCAGCAAGAGCAGGAACGCCAATCTCAGGGGCGAATGACCCACGCGTGATTTATGGCGGCGGAAGAGTTGCAAGCGATGGCTCTATCTCTTATTTCAATCCTGATATGTTGGGAATGACATCGGGCGGCAACATTCCAAAGATGGCAAAAGGCGGCATCGTTAACAGCCCAACAATCGCCATGATTGGTGAAGCCGGGCCAGAAGCCGTTGTTCCACTCAACCGCATGGGTTCAATGGGCGGATCAACTGTCAATGTTGTCATCAACGGCAGCGTTACGAGCGAGGGCGATCTTGTCAACGCGATCCGTAACGCCATTCTTCAAGGTCAAAATAATGGGCAGGCAATTACAAAGACAGCGATTCAACTCTGATGGCAGGAATTCCACAACTTGGCGCAGAGATTGATTTCGTCAACGGCCCTGCATTTATTTCAACAGCCTTCACATTGGATAATGCCATCAAAGGCTTACTCGGAACAGGTCAGTTAGCAGATGCAGATGACTCGGTAGATATCTCAAGCATCATTTTGCGAGCATCTGTTCGCAGAGGACGCAACCGCATTCTCAATAAATTTGAAGCAGGAACGGCAGTCGTTGAAATCAAGGATGACAATGGCGATTGGAACCCTGCCAATACCGCAGGGCCTTATTACGGCAAACTTGTTCCATTGCGCAAAATTAGAATCTTTGCAGATTATGAAGGAATCCGTTACTACTTATTTTCAGGATTTATCACGAGCTACGACACCACCTTTGCACTTGGGGCCGATGAAGTTTCAAAGGTGATCCTGCAATGCGTTGATGGTTTCAGACTTCTGAATAACGCGGCAATTAGCACAGTTCCCGACACAGGAGCAGGTCAACTTAGCGGAACCCGAATCAATAAACTTCTTGATGTTGTTGATTGGCCGCAATCGCAAAGAGACATCAATGCAGGCGATAGCACGATGCAGGCAGACCCAGGAACGGCAGATAGAACCGTACTTGAAGCCATTCAGACAGTTGAAAATAGCGAATTTGGTGGATTCTTTGTAGATGCAGAAGGAAACGCAACCTTTTACTCAAGAACTACAGTAAGCCAATATGCAGACTCGACCCCTGTGGTTTTCAATGATAATGGAACAGGGATCGGATACGCTCAAATTGACCTAGCATTTGATGACACCTTGATCGTCAATAATGTCTCGGTTCAACGCCTAAACGGAACCAATCAGACAGTCAGCGATCAGACATCAATTGACAGTTACTTCATCCACTCAGGCGCAAGAACAGGCATCCTTGTTCAAACAGATCAGGAAGCACTAGATCAGGCAACGATGATCTTGGAATCACGCAAAGACGCAGCCCTTCGCATTGACTCCATGACGCTCAACCTTGTTGATGATGGGCAAGAGGCGAGAAATATTGCAGGCGTTGACCTAGAGATATTTGACCTTGTAACCGTTACAAAGACCATGCCAGGATCAACATCAATCACAAGCGAATTATTCGTTCAAGGACTACAACACGACATAACAAGAACAACATTCACCACTAAGATACTAACCAGCGAACCAATCATCCAAGCGTTTATTCTTGACAGTCAAACGCAAGGAGTTTTGGGCGTTGCAGGCGTTTTAAGCTACTAAACAAGGAGAAATCATGGCAGGAGCAGGGTACAAGTTATTTGCAACAGGAGATGTGCTGACAGCAGCGCAGGTCAACACTTACCTGATGCAACAGACCACGATGGTATTTGCATCTTCAGCGGCTCGAACTTCAGCATTGAGTGGAGTTGTTGCAGAAGGAATGCTCTCCTATCTCACCGATACAAACGCTTTGCAATACTACGATGGCTCAGCATGGCAAGATGTGAGCAACCCTGGCGACATCACAGGAGTAACAGCAGGCACAGGTTTGTCAGGTGGCGGCACTTCAGGATCGGTCACGCTTTCAATTGACTCAACCGTTGCAACTTTGACAGGAAGTCAGACATTTACAAACAAGACGCTGACATCGCCAGCGATCAACAATGCTACAGAAACAAACAGCCTATTCATCTCGCCAGAAGAGCGCACCACAGTTACGGCAACAGCCGCGACAGGAACAGTCAACTATGACGCTTTAACTCAGGGCGTGCTTTATTACACAAGCAACGCAAGTGCAAACTTCACTCTTAACTTCAGAGGAAGCGGAGCAGCAACACTAAGTTCAATCCTTGCAGTTGGCGATGCAATCTCTGTTGTATTTCTTAACACAAATGGATCAACGGCTTACTATCCAACCGCATTTCAAATTGATGGCAGCGCAGTAACTCCAAAGTGGTCTGGCGGAACAGCGCCAGCAGCAGGAAATGCAAGTGCAATTGACGCTTACTCTTTCACGATCATCAAGACAGCAGCAACTCCAACATATACCGTCCTTGCAGGCGGCGCGACTAAGTTTGCATAAGGGGAAAAAATGAGTCCATTACTTACAAGTTTTCCATTCGTACAAGGCGGCGGTGGCGGTACACCAAAGGCAACTGTTACAGGAACCACAGGTTCGCCAACGGTTGACACATCATCACGCCCCGGAAAAACAATCTACAAATTCACAGGATCAGGAACGATCACGATCGGCGTTGCTGGCACTTGCGAAGTTTTGGTAGTCGGTGGCGGCGGATCGGGTGTTTACTCTGGCCCTGTTCCAGGAAGCACAGCAGGCGGTGGCGGTGCCGGTGGTTATCTTTATACAGTTAATGGATATTTATCGGCAGGTTCACAAACTGTAACAGTTGGCGCAGGTGGTGCATCGGGCGGTAATAGCGGTGGCGGTAGCAAAATCGGAACAGTTTATTACACTTCAGGTGGTGGTCATGGCAAAGTAACGCAAGCAGGTGACGGTGCAAGCGGCGGTGGTGGAAATGGTTCAACATCTAACGCACCCGGTGGTTTTGCAAACGGCGGTGGCGCTGGTAATAATGGCGGCAGCGGTTTCTTTGTAGGAAGTGGCAATTCAAGTAATAGGGCCGGCGGCGGCGGCGGTTCAACTAGTGCAGGTGGAAATGCTTCATCAGGTGTTTCTGGAACGGCTGGAGCAGGAACGGCTAATTCAATAACTGGATCTTCAGTTACTTATGCGGCAGGTCGTGTGGGTGACAGCAGCACTAGTGGCGGAGCAAACACAGGTGACGGCGGCGGCGGAAGTGGCGGCACACCAACAGGCGGCTCAGGTTTCGTAGTAATAGTGATTGGATAATTAAATGGCGCATTTTGCAGAGTTAGACGATAACAACATTGTAAAAAATGTAATTGTTGTGAACAATGAAATTATTACAGATGAAAATGGTATTGAACAAGAGTCACTTGGCGTTGCATTTTGTAAATCTCTCTTTGGAGAAGATACGAAGTGGGTTCAAACTTCCTATAATCACAATTTCCGTAAAAACTTCGCAGGAATTTCTTTTATTTATGATCCAAATAAAGATGCATTTATACCGCCAAAACCTGAGTGGGCTAATCATTTCAATGAAGACACTTGCAGGTGGGAATTAACAAAGTAGAAGCATCGCCGATCTAAACAAACCAGGAGAAAACAATGGGAATCAGCACTCGGCAAGTCACAGTAACCACAGAAGCAACCCTGCTCGTTGATGCGACCCAAGAAGCAGAAGAGGTTCATCTGCACGCAGCAGGTGGTCAGAAAATTCATCTTGGCGGTTCCGATGTCACAATTTCAACAGGCTATGAATTAGACAATGGTGAAAAGATAGTTATTCAAAACAAGAATAATCCAATCTATGGAGTGACAAACTCAGGCAGCACATTAGTGCAGGTCATGGCAATCGGATTATGACCGCGCAGGATTGGGCAGCGTTGGCAGTTGCACTCATCACCATTATTGGTGCTTTTGCCACAGCCGTTCGATGGCTTGTTAAGCATTACCTCAATGAACTCAAGCCCAATTCTGGCTCAAGTCTCAAAGATTCCGTTCAAAGATTGGAACGACAAGTTGAAGAGATTTATCGCATCCTGCTTACTCGCTCTGACTCTTAGCGGTTGTGGGTATCAAGGTTGGGTCAGATACCCATGCCAAGAGTTTGAAAATTGGGAAAAAGCCGAATGCAACAAACCGCAATGCGAAACAACAGGAACCTGCACCTCTGACCTACTTCCGGAGATATTTGATGAAACGCCCTAGCCGATATACACCTGAAGAATTACACGCTCGACTTGTTGTCAGTATCGGAATCATCTTGGCAATCGTCTTTGCAGGATCGGTATTTGCACTCCTTTGGGCATTAGTATTTGTCACCCAACCTATGAAACAAGCACCCAATGACGCAGCCTTTATTGATCTAGTTGCAACATTGACAGTCTTTCTCACAGGAACTTTGTCAGGGATAGTCTCTGCAAATGGACTCAAATCAAAACCAAAACAAGGGGAGAACAATGTCAGCTCAACTCAACAAGTTTCTTGATGCGGCACGAGCCGAAGAAGGCTTCATAGAAGGCCCTGCCGAGAATCAAACTCACTATCAAAAGGCAAACCAACCCTGGTGCGGTGCCTTCGTCAACTTTGTGGCAAAATCTGCCGGCGTAAAAATTCCTAACTGCACCTTCACCCCGTCAGGGGCGCAGGCGTTTCAGGAAAAGGGCAAATGGCAAGATGCCGAGGTTGCCACGCCAATGCCAGGTGACATCGTGTTCTTTGATTTCCCATCAGATGGCGTTGACCGGATTTCTCATGTCGGCATCGTCTTGCAGGTTCGAGATGATGGAACTGTCGTGACAATTGAGGGCAACACGGCACCTGATAAGAAGGGCGATCAGCGCAACGGCGGTCAAGTATGCCGTAAGGTTCGCGCCTATAAGAAGAAAAATCGTGGGAAACTACAACCATCCTTGCCTGTGTTCATCGTTGGATTCGGCAAGCCTACTTTTAAGGAGTAATCATGTTTGACAAAGTAAAAATTGAAGCAGTTGCAAAGACTTATCTGCGAGCAGCAGCAGCAGCCGTTGCAGCGTTATACATGACAGACCCAAATCGCCCAATCAAGGAATACCTTGCAGCAGGAATTGCAGCAGTCGTTGGCCCAATCTTTAAGGCTATTGATCCAAAGGCAACTGAGTTCGGACGCGGAAGCAAGTAAGCCATGAACCGGGGGGAAATCTTAGATGAGGCAAAACGCCTCACGCATACTGATCGTCAAAAAAACTATGGATCACCGTATGTAAATCACAAACGCATCGCCGACCTGTGGAGCGTGTATCTTGAAACTGAGATAACACCTTCACAGGTCGCTTTGTGTTTATGCCTTGTCAAAATAGCTCGTTTGATTGAGACACCTGATCATGAAGATTCCTTCGTAGATTTGGCAGCCTATGCCTCAATAGCCGGGGAGATTGAATCACAATGGAAATGATTACACTTGTTCCAACTCGTGGGCGACCACAAAATGCAGTTGAACTTCTTGCTGCTCACGATGAACTTTCATCTGCATCACGCTTGCTCTTTATTGTTGATTATGACGACCCAAAGGCTGATGAATATGTCTTTGAATTAGGCGATGACTATGTAATCACTTGCAACAATGATTCACGAGGCATGGCAAAGCCACTCAATTATGTGGCACACAAATACGATGACAAATACAAGTATTTCGCTTTCTTAGGCGATGACCACCGCCCACGCACCGCCGATTGGGATGCAAAACTCATCCAGGCATTGCAACAGGCGCCGTCAGTTGCCTACGGCAATGATCTACTTCAAGGCAAGCGTCTTCCAACGATGGTTGCAATGACATCAGATATTGTCAAAGCACTTGGCGGAATGGTGCCACCAAATATGAAGCACCTTTATCTTGACAACTTTTGGAAGAAATTGGGCGAGGATTTAGGCTCTTTGCATTACCTTGAAGATGTCATTGTTGAGCATATGCATCCGGTTGCAGGAAAAGCTGCATGGGATGAAGGATATGTTGCAGTCAATGCACAAGAAGTTTATTCCGCCGATGCTCTTGCTTACAAAAACTACATTGAATCAGAAGCCTACGAGGTCTTGCTCAAGAAACTGCGCCGATGAAACAGGCAATTGCATTCTCACTTTATGGGTCAGATTTGCGGTATTCGGTAGGAGCAATCAAAAACGCCATCATCGCTGAACAGATTTTGGATGATGAATACGAATTGATCTTTTTCGTAGGTCAATCGGTGCCTTCCTGGGTAATCTCAACCTTGCGCCTATTTAGCAATGTTCAAATTATTCAGACAGATGCACCTGAAGATCACACCGCCAAGTTGTGGCGATTTCTTGCTTGTGAACTAGATTATGACTTTGTTGCCTTCCGTGATGCCGATGCTCGCATTTCTTTGCGTGAGTTACACGCCCACGAGCAGTTTCTTGAATCGGGCCTTGATGCTCACATCATGAAAGATCACCCAATAGGTCACAATTACCCCATCAATGCAGGTATGTTCACAGTTCGATCTGCGCTCTTCAAAGACATCCGCGCCTTGATTGAGTCGGCAGAAATTTCGGATTACTACACCCAAGACCAAGACTTCCTGCGGAATCTGATTTACCCAAGAATCCAATTTTCCTGCTTTGTCCATGACGAGTTCTATGACACCCAGGTTGAGGGCAAATCAGTTCGCAAGGATTATCTGATTGAGCCTGCCAACGCCATCAGTCACATTGGCGCAGCCCTTGATGAGAATGATAGGTTCATCTTCGCTATTGATCAACAAAAATCCATTGCCCTGACAGGTGATGACAAATATCAATATGAATGGGGGATGGAATGAAGATTCTGATCACAGGTGATGCCGGCTTTGTTGGGCGTGCATTTCATCGTGCGCTTGCAAAACAACGCCATGACATCACAGGAATTGACCTGGTAAATGGCAAAGAAGTTCGACATTTCTTCGCCACAGACAACACACAATTTGACATCGTTATTCATCTAGCGGCGATTGTCGGTGGGCGAATGACCATTGAGGGAAACCCATTGTCA